ACAAGCCACCCTATCAGTATGCTATTATTGGGGTGTATTACAATGGTGTAATGTCCACGAATAACGACCCCATAGGATGCGTTACAATGCACTAAAATTACTCGGCAATACTAATCTATCAACCGCATCCAATAGGCTCACCATGCCCCATAGGACGCAAATTAGCCCTATACACCCATAAAATCCCACTATTGATACCCTTCATCCCTCACAATCCCCCACTATTGCACCCGCCCCAATCGTGGTAAACTCACCACAACACAGCCAAACACGCCCACGCGCACCTGCCTACGCGCCTGTTAGTCCTCCGCACGTTGCAGGTTTCTGGTTTTGATTTTCTGGGCGCATGTTGCAGGTGATTGGTTTTGAAGAGTAGGACGGAAGTTGCAGGTGTTTGGTTTTGAAATTGTGGCGCACTCTGCAGGTGGCTGGAATTAAAAAATCCTCCGCACGTTGCAGGTGTTTGGTTTTGAAATTCCCTGAAGAAATCCTCCCCCACATCCCTGCGAAAATCCTCCCCCACAAGCCCTGCAACATGCGCCCTATGGGGGGTGAGGCGGTAAACCTATTTTAATGCAAGCTGCACAACCCGTCAATACAGTTATCCGTGCCCTATCCACAGTAATTAACCCCCGCGCAAGCGGCAGAAAGGAATTAAAAATGACCTATCCGACTGAGCTTTCCAAATTTCCAGCGGAGTTCGAGCAGCTTGTTCTTCGCGCACACGCCCTTCGTGAGCCGTTGCTGTTGCGATTCCCAGAAGTAAAACACACTCGCCGCTTCCGCAGTCGCTTCTACGCATACCTGCGGCTGGTGCGGGCTACTGACATCAACAATACGCTGGCGCTGGCTGCAGCATCGGTGACTCTCGCGCTGGCGGATGACCACCTCTCCTGTACAATTGGAGTTGCTTCTGTGATGCAGGGGCTTAGTGTGGAAGTCCAGGTGATGCGGGGGGTGCTGGGGTCAGGGGTTGGGGATGTTGCTGGGGATGCTAGCGTGCCTGCCCAGGAGGCTTTGCGCGCGAAGTTGGCTGAGATTCGCAGCAGGAAAGAGATGGATGCAGCAGGTTAGGGGTTATTGAGGTGTATTACAACGGCGTAACCCATGCGAATAACCATCAGCCCCCTCTTCCTGTCTTTCTGGTAAAATAATTACAAATAACACTTGCCCCGCTGGGCATACCCGTATAATATCCATACATCGCACAACGAATGGCGAAAAGTTACAAAGGGGTTATCCCAGCACCCTCGCACAACGCGGAAGCTGGTCATTGAGTTAATTACTCAGTTATTGTAACACTATCAAGGAGCCTCAAATGAACACAGAAGCAGAAGCAGCAAAGAAAACAGTTAAGCCAACCACCTACGTTACAGTCACAATGGATGACAGTCGTGTTGTTGACTTCCCAGGTAACCAGCGTATGAAGAAAGAAGTCCTGATTGATGGTGACACTGTTAAGGTTCGCATGGACTTTGTGAATGGTGAAACCCGCATCTTTACCCTGGGCGATAAGTTGATGGCGAAGTTTGCTGGTCATGGTGCATCGCAGAAGTTAGGTGACGAATTGTCAGGCTTGAACGATGTTGAAGACTGCGTTATGGCGATTGATGAGCTGACAGAGCGTTTGAACTCTGGCGAATGGGGTGTTACCCGCGTTAAAGGTGAGTCAATGGCTGGTTCAAGCATCCTGGCTCGCGCTATGGTTGAAGTATCTGGCAAGACCCTGGATGAAGTTAAGAAATTCTTGGCTGATAAGAACCAGAAGCAAAAAATGGCATTGCGTAACCTGCCAACAATCGCGCCAGTTATTGCGCGTTTGGAATCTGCCAAAACTAAAAAGCCACGTGATACAGCTGAAGCTGATGCGTTGCTGGATGGTTTCATGGGTGACGCAGCAGCAGCAGAGTAAAAGCAGCCACCCAGCGGTGCAGGTCGTAATTGAGCCTCCGACTTCACTGCTGAGTAGTAGCTTTTCAGCCCCGCACTCGCGGGGTTTTTTGTGGGCTGGAGGAATAACTAGGGCGGATTACAGTATTGTAATACACACGAATAATAAATTATAACTGTGTTGCAAACTCGCACGGATAATGTATAATGCAAATGTTGAGGGTAAACCTATCCTCAGCTAACTAATACGGAAGGCTCAAACCATGTCAATGACGAAGAAGGACTACAAACTAATCGCTGACTGTATATCAGAACAGCTATTTTACAACATAACTGACGGCTCAGAAGCTTCGAAAGCAACCAAGCATACGCTTGAAGTTACAGCAAATGAACTTGCTAACCGCTTTGAACACGCAAACCCTGCCTTCAATAAGGAAAAATTCCTGCAGGCTGCTATTTCAAGGAGTGCCTTATGACAATGACAAAGAAGGACTACAGAATAATAGCTGAAATACTGGCAAGACAGCTATTTTACACCGACATCAACACGTCAGAAGATAAACCAACAGTCAGGGAATCAATTGAAATAACAGCTGATTTACTTGCTAATATCTTTGAACACACAAACCCTGACTTCAACAAGGAAAAATTCATGCTAACTGCTATTTCAAGGAGTGCGTTATAATGGAAACCTTAAAGCAGATATTCATGCGCCGTGACAATATGACTGCGGAGGAAGCTGACAACCTCATCAGCGAAATGCGCGAAGAAGTAACCGCAGGTGTAGACCCAGAAGAAGTATTGCAGGAGCATGGGCTGGAACCTGATTATATGTTTGAACTTCTGGACTTGTAACATTGCTTGTCCCTACAGGTTACAGCATCCCCGCCGTAGCCTGTACCAGCAAGCAATGTTGCTTGATGCAGTACCAATACAGTGAGGCTCCAAATGAACACAGTAAACCAATTTACAGACGAAGAGTTGCAAGAAGCAATCGACATGGACTGCCACTCAGCAGCCGCTGACGACTTCCTTTCCCTTGACGACCTACTCTCCGAAGCCACAGCTGACCTTGCGTCAGCTGAACGAGCAAAGACTGCCAAGAAGCTCCTAGCTACCAAGTTAGGCACAATGAGCAAATCCCGCAAGGCTTCCTTACAGTGTGAAGTTGCCCAGTATGAAACCAAGCGCAACTGGGCACCAGTCGCTAACGTGGCGATGTTTGACGTGCAGGTATGTAAGTACTGCAGTGCTCGTCACCGTCACTTCATGGGGATATTGCAGGAACAAATCCACAAAACAGCAAAAGTCACCCGCTGGGTGCAGGTCACAAAGACTGAGAACCTCCCCCAGATTGTTAAAGAAAACATTTTCCCAGTGGAAATGTGCGGAAGTTGCTGCTCAACAAAGGGATGGATTTAATCATGCGCAGGGGTCATAGCTGGAACATTCCAAACTGGCTCCAGGAGTACCTTTGGGGGATTTTCCTGGGGGTTCTCTTGGTGCTTTTCATTGCCGAAATACTGTACGGCATTCTTTACAGTTAATCATTGTAATCACTAACCAAGGAGTAATAAAATGGCACGACCTAAGAAGCTCATCCGAACAGTTTACAAAAATATCGCAATACCTGAAGACCTCGCGGCTAAGGTTGAGCTGGAGCTGTACAGCGAAGTGGAAGGCAAAATACCTTTCGGCGCACAGCAAGAGTTTTTCTCACGCCTACTGCGGGCGTACTTTGATAATCAAGTAGGGAGCGTACAGTCATGACAGATAAAAACACCAAGAAAACAATAGAAAAAACTCCCAAGCAACTAATGGCCTTCCACCATAACCATGCTATAAGAACCTTAGTAGGCTTCCAGGCGCAGACGCGTGAGTTGCAATACTACTTGTCCGCGGATACGGCAAACGAATTGCAAACTGTACTGGCAAAAGCCCATGAAGAACTGAAATCCTCGGAAGTAAAAGTCCTTGGGTTCGGTGCAAACAAGGTAATAGCCAGAAACTAGCCACACCCCATCAAGGGAGTATCCCTTACAGATAATCTTAAAGGAAACAGCATGAGTAACCTAGCAGTAGTACCAGTAACACCAATCACCCTAACACCTGAACAATCTGAAGCAATCAACAGCTTGATGGAATTCCTATCCGACCCTTCCCCAGACTCCCGCTTCTTCACCTTAGCGGGCTTTGCAGGTACTGGCAAAACATTCTGTATGCGGGAAGTTGTTGCACGAAGTAAGAATAGCCGCGCAAAGTTTGCCTTCACCGCACCAACGAACAAAGCGGCAAAGGTGCTTCGTGCTATCACTGGGGAAGCACAGACAATCTTTTCGCTTCTGGGGCTTCGGATTGACAAAACAGGGGAATTAAAGCAACTCGTTGCAGGGAAAGCCCCGCCTGACTTGTCGGACTACACAGCAATCTTCGTCGACGAAGGCAGTATGGTGAATAAAAACTTGTTCAAACTCCTGCATGAAAAAGCTATCACCTACGACTTGAAAGTAATCTTCATGGGGGATGCGGCTCAGCTCCCACCAGTAGGTGAAGCCTCTTCGCCCATCTGGACACAGGTTGGGAATGTTGCCAACTTGACAAAGGTAATGCGGCACGACAATCAAATTTTGACACTTGCTACTGAGTTGCGGGAAGTAATGAACGACTTTTGCCCCTCCATCACAATCAAGTCCTCTCACTCGGGCGACCAGGGAGTCTGGAAAGTAGCTAAAAACCTTTTCAAACAATCCATCTTCGACGCTGCGGTTGCAGGTGACTTCTCTGATGGCAGTAAGTCCAAAGTAATTGCTTGGAGAAATGCCAGAGTGTCGGAATACAACCTCCTGATACGCAATGCGATATTCGGCGCAGCGGCGCAATCCCAGCCATACATTAAAGGGGATAGGGTTGTAGCCGCTGCACCATGTATGCGTGGTGAAGACCCTCTCCTGACGACAGACGAAGAAGCAATCGTAGAAGGTGCAGTAGAGTGCAATCACCCGCTGGAGTCAAAGTACCGTTGTAGGGAATTATCAGTCCGTACAGAAGCTAACAAACTTGTGCGACTGTTAGTCCTCCACGAAGACAGCGCAGCTCGATACGCCCAGGACAGTGAGAAACTAGCTTACGATGCCAAGGCAACTCCAAGGCTCTGGAAGAAGTTCTGGGAACACAAAGACCTATTCCACGACATCAAGTACGCCTACGCCCTCACAGCTCACCGTTCACAAGGTTCGACGTATGAAAACGTCTGGGTAGATTACCAAGACATCCTTATCAACCGTAATAGAAAGGAGGCATTTCAATGCCTGTACGTAGCCTGCACACGGCCAACAACGAAGCTGATTCTAGCATGAAGGGCGTGAAAGATGTTTGCATTTGCGACCTGTGTGGAAAGGCAATGGACTTCACCCTTTCCGAGGATGAAGAAAAGGTGACAGGAGTAACCTGCTCTTGTGGCAACGGGGCACAGTTCAAATACACCGTTGGTTCACTGTCTGACCAACGACATTACATAACAGTCCTGTGGCGTTACTGGAAGAAAGCAGGAATATGACTATCATGCGAGGGGCTTTGTACGATGAGTGCAGGAAGAGGCGAGGGGATTTACAAGGACTTGTCCCTACCTCCCCCTTGCCAGTTCACTTCAACACCAATGCTGGCAGTATGGGGGAGCTGGAGAAAGCTGTGAAGTACCTACAAGACTTGATAGCAGCCCTACCCCCACAGTTATGTAAGTAGTTGTTGTGCTCTGGAGGGGAATTACCTATTATTAGGGCGTGTTACAAAATCGTAATGCGCCCTAATAACCCAAACCAAACTGAAAGGAAATAAAATGAGCGAAGTAGTACAAGGAAGTATCCAAATCTGGCGTCAGAAGTCCCTGGACGGCACAATCACACTGGACGAGATGCGGCAAGCCATCGCCGCAATCCGTAAGGAACGAGTCCAGGCATCAGAGAAATCCGCTGTATCCAGAGCCTCAAAGGCAAAAGCACCACCGATTGATGGTGATGCGCTGTTGCAAGGGTTTATGGAAATGTAATCACTGCGTTGTTGCAGTACACTTGAAGGAGTTATAAAGAAATGAAAGTTACACACGCAGCAAAAGCCTACGTTCACCTGAGGTTAAATGCAGAAGGCGAACCCAGATACACCATATCCACTTATGAAGGACTGGAGGACTTCTACGGAAAGACAGTAACTGTTATCCCTTTTACAATTGAGTATGACCGCCAGGAAGCTCTCATACGTGAAATTGCAACACTGCAAAAAGAAGCTAAAGCTCTGGAGGTCGAAGTTCCTTACTTGTCGGACGAAAACCGTAAAATTGTCCTAGAGCAGAACCAAAAGAAAGCTCAAGCTCTTCAAATACTTTTGGATAGCTTGCCAGTTGAACACAAACCACAAGTTTGTGAATCAGCCCAAAAGCCTTGCCCTATCCACTCCCACGAAGGGGATTACCCACTATGAGTAAAGACCTGTACGGAAACTTCCGCCCAATGTTTCCCCACACAATTGACAGCACCATCCTGTCAACCTTCCGTGCCTGCCCGCAGAAATTCCTGTGGCAGTACGTTGAGCATTGGAAATCGCGCAGCCCTTCCGTTCACCTAATCGCAGGTGGGGCTTTCGCTTCGGGCATTGAAGCAGCCCGTAACGCCTTTTACGTCCAAGGGCACTCCGCAGAGGATGCCGAAGCCCAAGGGCTTATCTCCCTGCTTGCTCACTATGGTGACTTCGTTGACCCGACTGGCAGTGCCAAGTCCCCCGAACGTATGGCAGGGGCATTAGAATTCTACTTCTCACAATACCCCTTAGGTGCTGACGGTGCAGAACCAATCACCCTTGCGAATGGGCAGCGTGGGATTGAATTTTCCTTCGCAGAACCACTGGCAATCAATCACCCCGTTACAGGTGACCCACTCCTGTACACTGGACGCTCGGATATGATAGCGGAACGTGCAGGCGGCATCTACATTTACGACGAGAAGACAACCTCTTCACTCGGCGCAAGCTGGGGTCGCCAGTGGGAAATGCGCTCACAGTTCACAGGGTACATCTGGGCAGCCCGTAAGCAAGGCATTGTCACGAATGGCGCAATTGTCAGGGGTGTGAGCATCCTCAAAACCAAGTACGACACGCTGGAAGTCCAAACCTATCGCGGGCAGCATGAAATCGACACATGGGAAAAACAAGCCCTGCGTGATATTGCACGGATGAAGCAGATGTGGGAAGAGGGCTATTGGGACAGGAATCTGGACAATGCCTGCAATGACTACGGTGGATGTTCCTTCACCCAAGTATGCAAATCCCGTGAACCAGCCGACTGGCTACCAGTGAATTTCGAGAAGCGCGTCTGGGACCCTTTGCTCCGCAAAGAAACCTCAGTGGCCGACTACGAAGCCTCTTGGTCACACGTCCGCGACGCTGACGAACCACCTGCACAAGGCCTAGCACCGACCCCAACTGGTAACGGTGACGACCTTATGCAGGAACTCTCCGACATGGGGAGCTTCTAATCATGTCCAAGCCCTTGCCCTACCTCCGCCACTTCTTCATCGGAAGTAAGCATCTAGGAACTGGTGAATGCACTTACCAGCAATTCCACGGACACAGTGAACCGCCGCAGTCCCTGTTGTTCATGTGCCCAACCTGCGGTGAGGTGTGGGCAAGGCTTCCAGTAGTATCCGTTGCTACTGGAAAAACTGTGCGATGGGCTGCTATGCACCTCCCCTGTGCCTTGCATCCAGAAGGGCGATTAGCCCCCGCAGGTAGTGTAGCCTTAGACTACATACAAGGCTTAATCGAATCCATGCCTGATGAAGTTGTCAGGCTAGAGTTTCAAATACTTATGAATCATTATCAAGGGGGACTGCCATGATGCTTTGGCTATATGGGGCAGGGCTAGTAGCCATTGCTGTTTGGTTTGTAGGGCTTCTAGCCATGTATGCGGTTTTAGCCGCTCTCAGCACTCTCCAAGACTACGTCATGCGCAAGCACAATGACGAAATAGAAGCTGTTGAAGTTTTACGACAATTACTTAACTCTGAAAGGAATCACAATGACTGAACTTACCCAACAACCAGCTACGGCTGAAAACAAATCACTACTCCCAGGTCCTAACGTCCTCTTAATGGGACCAGCTGGTACGGGCAAAACTCACAGCATTGGGGCATTAGTTGACGCTGGGGTAGAAGTATTCTACCTAGGACTAGAGCCTGGACTGGAATCCCTCCTTGGCTATTGGACTGATAAAGGCAAAGAAGTCCCAGCTAACCTGCATTGGCATCAGTTAGCCGCACCTCGCGCATCCTTCCTGGATATGATTGACAGTGCAACGAAGATAAACACAATGGGACTGGACTCCCTTGCCAAGATGTCCGACCCCAAGCGTTCCAACCATAACCAGTTCATCAAACTCTTAGAAGCTCTAAATGACTTCCCAGATGACCGCACCAATACCAAGTTCGGCTGTGTTGACACATGGCTACCGAACAGAGCTATTGTAATGGATGGAATGGCAGGACTTTCCCGCGCAGCAATGTCGCTTGTCGTTGGAGGTAAACCTGTCAAGAACCAAAGCGACTGGGGCATTGCAATGGATACCGTTGAGCGCATCCTTCGTATGCTCACAGACAATTGCCGTTGCATGTTCATCCTTATCGGTCACGTTGAACGGGAAACTGATGCAGTCCTAGGGGGTGTTAAAATCTCACTCTCTGCCCTGGGTAACAAGCTAGGTCCAAAGATAACCCCAATGTTCTCTGATGTCATCCTCACAGTTCGTGAAGGTGCTAAGTTTACATGGTCAACTGGAAGTGCACTGGCTGACACCAAGACACGCAACCTGCCAATTGCTGAGGGTATCTCCCCTGACTTTGGGTTGATTGTGAAGAAGTGGATTTCTCGTGGTGGTGCATTGTAACCACTCACTACAGTTATTAAAATAGTAGTTGCAAACTGAAAAACCCTATGTAATCATAGCCTCACTCACACAAAACACCGTGTGAGGATTAGCAGTAAACCGTTGCTCTTAACCCTTAGCTCTTTAGCTTAACTTTTAAAGGAAATTAAAATGTCATTCGATGCTCAAGCCTTTCTAGATTCTTCAGTTGTAGGCTCTAACGATACCAAAGTAATCCCAGTCCCAGTAGGTGAGTACATGGGTATCATTGAAAAAATCGCACCACGTCAATGGCAGTCAAAAGACGGTACATCCTCTGGCGTTGCATTGGATATCTTCTGGCTGGTTGAAGACGAAAACGTCAAGCAATACCTTGGTCGTGAAACAGTGACATGCAAGCAAGGCCTGATGCTGGACACAACCCCAGCTGGCGCTTTGGATATGTCTAAAGGTAAGAACATTGGCCTTGGCCGTCTGCGTGAAGCTATTGGTGCGAATGACCCTTCAGCACCTTTCTCTTTTGGAATGTTGCCAGGTTTGTCTGCTAAAATCAGCGTTTCACACCGCATCAACGGCGAAGACACATTCGCTGAAGTAAAAGGTGTAGCTAAGCTGTAAGCTCTAAACCGTAACTTGTAGTCTGTAGCAAGCCCAGAGGACTTTCTTCTCTGGGTGTTTTCCCTAACTGAACGCCTTTTGGCCAGTGCTTATACATGAAAATCTTAATCAAACACACAATATCCCCAGTCAGCTACTTTGCTATCTGGGTTTTTTTACGTCTAGCAAAAGGAGTTCAGCAATGCTTGGCCTTGCGCACCTAAAGTCGGAAGTTGCACCACAACATCCAGATGATGTTTACATCGAAGATGCGAGTTCACCAGAGGAATACTACATCTGGTATGAGAAACAACTAAATGCTTACACCGACTATTACAAGTTGGAACGTAAAGTCCCTTATTTCAAACTACCAAAAAAGGAAGCTGTATGCAAATCATAGACACCAAGAAACTAATCATAACAAAAGACAGACAGCGGAAGGAGTTCTCGGCTGAAGCCATTGGGGAACTGTCTGAAACAATCCGTAGCAAAGGTCTCATGCACGCTGTTGTGGTGCGGGAAACACCTGAAGGCCTAGTTCTTGTAGCAGGTGAGCGCAGGTTAAAAGCAATTGAGGATATGGAAATGCTGGGGGGCAAGCTCCGCTACAACGGACAAGACATCCCTTCTGGCTGCGTCCCTTACGTCACACTTGGGCAACTCACACCACTGCAAGCTGAGGAAGCTGAACTCGATGAGAACCTACACCGCAAAGACTTAACCTGGCAAGAAAGTGCAGCGGCTATGGCAAAGCTCCACCGCATCCGTTCACAGCAAGCACAAGCCGAAGGGCGCATCCACACGGTAGCTGACACCGCAATGGAAATCAAAGGGCGTAGCGATGGTTCATACCAAGACTCTGTGCGCAAGGACTTGATTGTAGCAAAGCACCTGGATAATCCCGAAGTAGCGAAAGCGAAATCAGCGGAAGAAGCCTTCAAAATTCTCAAGCGTCAAGAGATAACTCAAAAGAACATTGAACATGCGGCAACAGTAGGCAAGACATTTTCTTCCTTCCTGCACCAGGTTCACAATGTCGATTGTTTGGAATGGATGGCAACTTGCCCCGCTGAGCAATTCGATGTAATCCTCACAGACCCGCCATATGGTATGGGTGCTGACACTTTTGGTGATGGGGGTGATGGCAGACTTGCTAACAACGAACACCACTACAAGGACGACTACGAACACTTCCAGGCCATCATGAGTAAGTGGACTGCACTATCTTATCGCGTAGCAAAGCCAGAAGCCCATGCCTATGTTTTCTGTGACTTGGATAACTTCCACGAACTCAAAGCTATGATGCAAGCAGCTGGCTGGTATGTCTTCCGCACTCCATTTGTCTGCACCAAACCAAACTCTGGTCGTGTACCGCTCCCATTTGAAGGTCCTCGTCGCCAGTACGAACTCATCCTGTATGCAATCAAAGGTCACAAGAAAATCACAGCAATCTACCCAGATGTCATAACCACTTTCCAAGATGCAGGCCTCCAACACGGAGCGCAGAAGCCAGTTGCGCTGTATGAAAACCTGCTTACGCGTAGTGTTCGTGCTGGTGACAGCGTGCTTGATTCCTTTGGTGGCAGTGGCACTCTCCTCCCCGCCGCACATAACTTGAAGTGCAAAGCTACTGTGCTTGAAAAGTCACCTGAATACTACGGTATTTGCTTGAA